ATGTTGATGACGCCGGTGAGCACGAGCCCGATGCCCATCGAGATCAGCGGCACGCCGACCGCTGACAGGGCGCCGAAGGTGCTGACGCCGCCGATCGCCAGGGCCGCGCCGACGATGATCAGCAGCACGCCCACAATGAGCGTCCCGATGTTCTTCCCCTGGCCGCCGCCGCCGCCGCGCGGCACCACGCGGACCAACACGTGCGCGCCCTTCTTCGGGCGCACCACGTGGTAATACTCGGGGTACACGAAATCCCCGTCGACGAAGACGCGCACCGGCGTCCTGGGGGGAATGCCCGCCAGCCGCAGCAGCTCGGCGATCGTGAGCCCGCGCGCGACCGCGAGCTCGCGGCGGCCCTCCGTACCGAACGGCCGGTCAAGAATCTGGATCGGCGCGTCGAGGAGTTCGATCATCCCAGCGCCCGGTGGCGGTAGAAGCCGACGATGCGTCGCGCCCAGCGCGAGTCGTCGAGGCGTTCGATGGTGGAGTAACCCTGCGTTTCCTGGACGTGCAGGAAGGCGTGCGGCGACACCATCAGACCGACATGCCACGGTCGGTTGAGGATGCGCAGCACGATGCCGTCGCCCGCGCGGGGCATCGCCACGGGCATCCAGCATCCATCAGTGGCGACGTGGCCCGCGATCAGGGACGAGACTTCTTCGCGCTCATGGGCTGAGACGTAGGCCCCGACGTATGACGGGAGGTCAACTCTGAACTGCTCGAGCAATACCAAGCGTACAAGCCCGAAGCAGTCGCTTCCTAGAGCGTCGCGCCCGCTGTCCTTCCAGGGGATGCCGACGTAGCGCCGCGCCCAGTCGGGGATCATTACGGAAATAATCCGGGGAAGTTGGCGGGCGTGAAGCTGTACTGCATCGCCGGCTCATTCAGCACATCTTCCGGCGCGAGCGTCGCGGTGATGACGAGGGCACTGTACTCCACGAGGACCAGCCGAAAGGTGAACGGCCCGCGCTCGAGGGTATCGGGCGAGTCGGCGAGCACGATCTCGAGGACGACCGAGGGCGGCGTCGACAAGAGTCGGACCCCTTCCATGATGCGGCGATCGACGTTGTCGATCTGCAACTGCACCGTCGGCAGCGCATCCTCGCGCTCGTCGGGCAGCGCGACCTGGAACGGCCAGCCGAGATAGACGTTGCCCCGGCTCGTGACATCAACCGTGTTGTTTACGAAATAGAGCGGGTCGGCCAAGTCGTCCTGGCTGATCGTCACCAGCATCAGGAAGACTTCGCCGGTCTCTTGAGCCGTCAGCGCCTTGACGGCGGCCGAGCTCAGCCCGATCGGGCTCACGGCATGATCCGCAGCTGCAGGTCAGCGACGACCAGATCGACCGCGTCCACTTCTTTCTGGCGATAGCGCAACCCGTTCGGCTGGGGGAGAAAGCGCATCGTGGCGGGCTGCGCGGTGATCGGATGAATCCAGTCGAACGTGAGCGCGCCGCCTTGCAGCGTGGTGATGTAGAAGTCGTCCAGGACCGCGCGCTGCGCGTGCGTCAGCGCGAGCGAACCGGAGACCATGCGATAGCCGGCCGTGTAGCGCCGCCGGGCCTTCGGCGGTCCCGCGTCCATCGTGGTCTCCAGGACGATGTCGGGCGGCTGCTCGGTCGCGCCCGGGTCCTGCAGGAATCGCAGGGGCAACCCGGACGGCCAGACGGCGGTCCCGCTGGCCATCAGCGCTGCGTCGGCACGCGACGCATCGCGTATGGCGACATGATCGAGTCCATCTGACCGTTGCCGATCATTTGCTGCACGGAGCGCACGACGATGTCATAGATTTCACGCCCGTTCGAACCGGTCCGGCGGGTGGACGTTGTTTCGGTGCCAGGCGCCTGGTTGTAGACGTTGACGACGGTGGAGGGGCTCCGGCCGCCGAGTCCGCTCAGCGGGATGATGGCCTCGGGCCCGCCCTCGCCGACCCACGCGCGGGTCGGCCCCATCACGATGCCGCCGTGCTGGAAGGCGGGGATCTCGGCACCGCCGATCGCGAAGCTCTCCCCGGCGGGGATGCTGGTCGCCGGATAGGACGCCCCGCCTGCGGCGCCGCCAAGCCCGAAGAGTCCACTGAGCCCGTTGTCCGCGATGAATCGCACGAGCTTGATCAGCTGTTTATCAAGTTCCTGCGTGCCTTGCTTGATGGCGTAGTCGATCAGCGAGGCCGAGATCGATTTCGCCATGTCCGCGAAGGCCTGGCTGACGGTCTTCGTACCCTGGACCAGCTCCGTCAACGCGCCGCTGAGCCCACTGCCGATCGCCTCGACGGTCGCGCGGACCGTGTCCTGGATATCGAGCACCCGGCGCAGCTTCTGCGCTTGCGCCGCCAGCCGGTCGAACTGGTCCGTGCCTTCGGCGTTCGCGCGCGACAGTTCCTGCATGGCCCGCTCGGTCGCCGCCAGTTCAGTCGCCGTGCGGTCGAGTCCATCGCGGAAGCGCCGATTGGCGACGTCGACCTCGGCCAGTGTCTCGCCGAGTCGCCCCATCGCTTGATCGGCCGCCCCGGGGAGGATGGGCGGCGGCGTGAAAAACTCTGACTCCCGAAATGCCTGCTCGCGGGCGACGCGCTGCTCGCGCTCCGCGTCCATGTTGGCTTTGGTGCCCACGTCTCGGGCGGCGTTGAGTTCTTCTTGCGAGCGGATCGCCTGCGCATCGCTCTGCGCTTGTTCGGTGGCGACGGCCAGCTCGGCCGCGTTGCGCTTGTTCAGCAGGTCAATCGTCTTCGCGAGGGCGTCATTCTGGATCTTGATGCGGTCCAGCTGCGCCTGCGCCCTCTGCGTCGTGCCCTCGGCATATTGCTGGTCGACGGCATTCGCCTTGAGCTTGGCGTCCGTCTCGAGCTTCAGCGCCGCGAGCTGCTGATCGATCAGCTCGACCGCGTTGGCGCCGGTTTGCGTGTAGGCTTCCTGGGCGACCGTCAACCCGCCCAGCGTCCGCGCCAATTGCTGCTGCGCCGCCGCGAGATCCTTCGCCCGCTGGAGCCGGGCCTGATCCACGAGATCAGGGCTGCCCGTGAGGCCGCCGAGCCCGGCCGGGCCGGTCCCCGGGGCGAACGGTCCCGCCAGCGGGCTCGGCGGCGTGGTGAAGCTCCCCGGAGCGCCCGCATAGTAGGGCGCCGCGCCCGGCGGCGGCGCCGCCGCCATGCCCCGCAGCGCGGGGACCAGGCCACTCTGCTGCACTTTCGCGGCGAAAGAGTTGAGCCAGTTTTCCGAGGCCGTGCGGAAGTCCGCCAGCGCGACCGTGGCGGTATAGAACGCCGTGCGGATGGCGTCTCCGATACTCGTCCAGATTTCCTTCGCCCGCGTGTTCAGGCGTTCGAGGGCTTCCTTGTGTTGGTTAATGGCATCGTTGACATCGACGTGGGCCTGTTGCGCTTTCACGAGCAGCGCGTTATACACCGCCTGCGCTTTCCCAGCCTCCGTCAGCATGTCGGCATCGACGCCGAGCGACCGCGCGTAGTCTTGCATCGCGCGGTGGACGTCGATCACGATGCCCGCTTGTTTGAGCAGGCGCGTATTGCCGGTCTCGACCGCGGTCGAGATTAGATTGAACGCTTCCTCGACGGAGGTGCCCATGAGCACGGAGCGCTCGCGGGCGATGTCCATGAGCCGCACCACTTGATCGGGCTGGAGGCCTTGCTGGAGCGCGATCGCCGACTGGCGGGCGATGTTGCTGAAGTCGACCGTATCGCCGGAGGCCTTCCGCAGCGCGTCGCTGATCGCCGCCGCGTCGACCTTCATCGAATCGGCCATGCTCTTGAACGCAAACTGCGCCTGCTCGGAGGCCGCCGACATCGCGATGGCGGACTTCGCCAGGTCGACGAGTTGCAGGGCGACATGCGAGAGCGAGACGCCCGCGAAGGTGTTGAAGATCTGCTGGAGCGCGCTGGTGTTGGTCGCGACCGACCGCAGCTTGCTGTTCACCTCGTCCATCGAGGTGTTGAATTTCGCGGTATTGGCGACGAGCTCGACGACCAGTTGGCCGAGTGTCGGCATGCCGTTACTCCGCCGCGCGCCGGATCAGGCCGCGCGCATAGAACGCCGCCCGAAAGCGTGCTTCTTCCTCGGCACGCGTCAGCCGCGGGCGTTCGCGATAGAGATCGAAGTCGTCGAGCGTGTAGGGCTCGTGCGTCGGGTCGCGGTTGACGTTGGCGAGGATCATGGCGGTGAGCGCCGCGTGCCGATCCGCGCGCTCATCCGCGATCGGGGCCCACATGTCGAGGCCGCGCCAGGCGATGAACTCGTCGGCCGACATGCGGGCCACGAGGTCGCCGACGGTTAGCCCGAGGTGACGGGCGAGCCGGAAGGCGAAGCGCCATTCGGGGCTTCGCCGAATGCTTCCCCCACGCGAGCCACCTCGGCTGAGGACCAGGTGTTCTCGCGCATCGCGGCCAGACACAGGCGCTCGATCGCGGTGGCCGCCTGCTGGGCGAGCTGGTCCTCGTCCTCGGGATGAAAGAGGCGACGCCCCTCGGCATCGCACGCCGTCGCGATGACGTAGCGCACCAGCCAGAAGTTGTAGCGCGTCGGGTCCTGCTTGCGATCGATGGCCTCCAGCTGGCCGTTCTCGGTCTCGAAGGCGAGGCGCTCGATCAGCGAGAGCCGGCGCACGCCGACCGCATCGCCCCACTCGGGCACGTCGATCATCGTGACCTTCGGGGCCATGCCGAGAATGCGTTGTCGGAGATCCATGATTCAGCTCCCCTACGTCTCCAGGACTTGACCGGTACAGCGCAGCGTCATCGCCGATTTCTGAACGCTATTGGCCTGCGTGTTGCCCGGGAGGCCGGAGACATAGGCGGCGAACGTCCAGTAATGGCCGTTCACGAAGTTCAACTTGAAGTTGTGGACCGGCGACGCCGAGTTGTTGAAATCGTTCCGGAGCGCGGTATGGACCGGGTTGCCCGGAATATAGTTCAACTCCACGGTAAAGGTGCCGAAGTCGGCGAGCCCGCCCTTGAATTCCATCGCCAACGACGCCAGGTCCGTCACGTCGATCTCGCGCTTGGTCGCGGTGGGGCCGGCGATGGTCAGCACATCCGGGATCGTCGTGAACACCTCCGGCGTCGCGCCGTCGCCGCGCTGGAGCGTCGTGCCCTGTGTTAGGACCGCGTTTTGCGACATGCTGGTGTCCTCCCTCGTCCCGCGCCGCTTACGCGGTCGTCCCCACGATCGTGATGTTATACAGCGCCGCCGCGCCCGCCGCGTTGGTCACGCGCAGCAGGTCAGCGGTGGTCGCCGTGACGGCCCAGCCGGCCGCGCCGGGCGACGCGATCGCGAAGAAGTCCCCGGGCTTCAGGATGATCGTGTGCGCCGCCGCGCCGAACCAGCCGACGAACGGCGCCGTCGCGTTGCCGACGGTCAGGTTCGTGGTGTTCGTCGCCAGGGCCTCGATGATGACCGCCTTGACTTTCACGAACGCGACGGGCCCGCCGAGGGCGTTCACCAGCGTGCCGGTCAGATCGACGTCGTCGTTCGCGCCGCCCGCCACCGTCCGCTGCATCGTGAACCGCTGGTCGGCCTGGTTCGCCCCGACCCCGGAGGTGATGTCCCAGTTCTTGAAATAGGACTGCGCGGACGCCGTACTGCTCAAGGGGTCCGCCGCGACCGGGCTGAGGTTCAACATCGCGTGCACGCCGATCTGGCCGTTGAGTGGCATTTACGCGCTCCCTCCGGGTAGACTGCGGACCACGTCGTCGAGCTTGTCGTGCGCGACGGTCGCGAACGCCGCCACCGCGATCTGGCCATCGGCCTCGAGCGTCGGCACCATGAAGGCCTGCGGGGCCTGATAGCGCGTGCCCAATTCCTGAAACCGGCCCCAGAAGGCGTGTTTCGAGGGGCCGACCTGCACGCGCGCGACATCCTTCGCGAGGCTCACGCGCATGGTGATCGACTGGCTCAGCGGCAGCGGATAGGCTTGCCCCTTGCGTACGACGCGATGCGCGGGATCTTTCGGCGCCCGCCGCTGCATGCCGTCGACGAAGACCTTCCCCGACGCCGTGAGGCCGGCCCGCACGACCTTGTCCTGCATCGCGTCCGGGAGCTGCCGGATCGCGGCGTCGAGCTCGGCCAGGCCCTTGATCTCGACGTCCACCGTGATCACGGCCAGGGCTTCCAGATCTGCCGGGCGGCCGTGCCGAGATCCGGCACCGTGACGTGCACGCCCTTGGCGGTGATGCGCACTTGATTGAATTCCTGGGTCTCGCTGACGTCCTCGACCTCCAGCTGGCGATTGCGCCAGAGCACGCGCATCGCCGCAAAGCTGTCGCGAAAGCCGAACAGGTCATGGCGCCAGCGCACCTGGAAGAAATACCGTTCATCGCCGACGGCTTCCGGCGCGGCCCACATGACCGGCTCGGTCGCGAGATTCACCCAGGTGTCGGTGTCCCCGTCATAGCTTTGCAGCGTGATCTGCTCGCGCAAGGCACCCGCTTCCATCACACGCGCCAGTTCACTTTGTACTTCGCCACCGTCCAGAAGAACGACGTCGGCAGCTGCGTGAGCATGCTGCGGTTGTCGTAGCGGTACGCTACGGCTTGCTTGATCCACACCTTGATATCTTCCGGCACCGCCGGCGCCGTGCCATAGCCCGCCGTGAACGTGACCGTCACGGCATTCATCTGGGCGCGCGTCACCGGCCAGATCGTGCCGTAGGCCGGCGCGATCTCGCCCGGCTCCGTCTGCGTATCGACGAGATAGGCCGTCGGGTCGAGCGTCTGCAGGACCCCATCCTGATCCACATACGTGATGCTCTGGACCGATTGCAGCGGCGGCAGTGGCACCACAATGGCATCGTCGCGCAACATCGTGATGTACGCATAGGGCGGCAGCATCGCGCCGTACATGTTCCAGTACATCGACGGAAATCCGTCGAGCGTCAGCTGCCATGTCTGCGTCACGACCGCCCGGTTGAACCAGGCGAATTCGCCATCGAACTGCAGCCGCGCTTCGCGGATCAGCGCGCTGATGAGCCGGTCTTCCGCCGGGCTCAGCACGCGCAGATATTCCTTCATTTCCACGAGATCGACTGGCTCGTGGACCGGCGGCGTCACACAGACGAGCCCCGCCATGCATCACCCGCGACGCCGCGGCGGGCCGACCGTCGGCGCTTCGAGCGGCACGGGGGCCACGCCCGGCTCATCGAGCACCGCGTGACAATGCGGGCAGCGCCGCGGCGCGGCCTCGACCGCGCAGCCGATGGTCAGATACTTCTGCGCCACCTCGTCGGCGAGCTCGACGATCTCGCCCGGCTCGAAATGCCACTCAGCGGCGG